CGCTGATGTCCACAACAGAACCGCCAAAGATTGGCACATAGACGGCCGATGTGTCTTGAACCTCAATTGAGATGGTGTCGTTAATTTCGTAAGGTAATGCAGCTTGACCAAAGATAATCAAAGTCACCGAGCAATAGCCCGCTTGAGCCTGTGTGTAAATGTTCGTGCGGCCGGAAGTGATTGTCAGATTGGCAAGGACTGAATCTGTTACATCAGTTCCATCAACCTTTACACGCCAAACTGGAGCCCACTGTGTCATGAAGTTGCCAGAGCACCGGCTCCGCCAGTACCACGATAGAAGGAGTCATTGAGCACATTGACAATTGTTCGAGCAGTACCTTCGGCATCAATGGCTCCATTGACTGTGATGTTGATGCGATCGGCAGTTGAAAGGCCGCCAGTGGCTTCAAGTCTTGCTGCTGCTGCCGCTTCACGTTGAGCCCTAAGTCTTTCGGTGTCGGCTTTTAATTGCTCACGGCGAAGGATTGCAGCTTGCATCGCTGGAGAATAAGAGCTCAATGGAGCGCCCGTAAAAGTAAATGGATCTGCACCTGGACTGAATGTGTCGCCTGGCATTCCTGTATCAAATCCACCACCGGTAGTGCCGCCGCCTGTATCCATACCTAAATCTTCTGAGCCGCTGACTCTTAAACCTTTAGAATTATCTCCGCCGCCAAAGAATCGAGTTACTGGATTGTCTGTCATAAGCTTGATAAATGCTTTGACCGCGTTCACTACTTTTCCAATTCCAGAAAGAAGGTTGGCAAATCCAGTAACAAGGCCAGCAATTATTTGAGCAATAATTTTTAACGCTCCACCTAAGCCTGTGACAAGGACTGGCACAACGTACTTTTGAAGAAATGAAATCAAATCAACAAATGTTTCTTTGTTATCCTCGACTGCTTTTGTAATTGGCTTAAAGAAATCAGCAAATTTTCCAAGTGCCGGCACGACTTTCTCCACAACAAATTCGACGAGTTGTTGAATTATTGGCAGAAGTTTTGCACCGACTGATTCCTTGCCTTCATCAAATGCCACTTTAAGACGATCCATCTTGCCGGCAAATGTGTCTGCCTTCTCAGCAGCTTGGCCGCCAAAGGTATCTGCCAATGCTTTCGTCACATCGTCCATGCTCATCGTCTTAAGCTCGGCCGCAGATAATCCGATGCCTAATTTAGCCAGAGCGCCAGAATTGCCCTCATAGGCTTTGCCTAGAGCATTCGATACGGCTTCCAGTGATTTACCAGAACCGGCTGCAACGTCAAGAGCAAGTGTCTGCAATTTCTGTGCTTGTTCAACGTCTTGTGTAGCTCGAAGCAATCTTTCCAATGATGGACGCAATTCGTCATCTGCAATTCCACTGGCCAAAGAAGTTTTGAGAATATATGCCTCTGTTGCAGCGACTTGTGCGTTGGTCGCGCCGGTGACATTTTTTAAGGTTGTTGCTAATTTTGCTTGAGCTGCTTCATCAGCAATTGCAGATTTCACTCCATCAATAAGAAGTGTGGCAGCATAACCTGCGGCAGCTACGCCGGCAGCTAAGAATGCAGCTCCTGCAATCTTGCCAAATCCAGCCATTTTTGACGATGAACTTTCAACGTCTCCGTTGGCAGTTGCTAAGGATTTTTTAAGTTGATCTACATCAGCCAGAATCGAGAGCTTTAACGTTCTACTTTGTCCAGCCATCACCACTCCTTCAAGATTCGGTCGAAAGCATTTTCCCACTTAGCAATCAAGTCTGGCTGGATTTCGCGAAGTGTCGGATAAATAAACCAGCCTTTAGATCCGCGTCCTGTTGTGCCAGACCAGACCGGAAATTGCTTAAACTTGTTAGATCCAAATTCTGTACCGCCCCAAAGATCCTTTGTTGTGCCACCACCAGAAAACTTCTGGCTTACAAAGCCGAAAGAAAGCTCACCAATCTTGGAAGATTTAGACACACGGGAGCCGGCTGCAATACGAGTAGCGGCCGTACCTCTGGTCGTTGCTTTATTTTGAATCTTGCCTTGAGCAAACTCAGCTAAAGCTGATGATTCTCTTTTAGCCGCGTCAGTAGCTTCAGAATCCATCGCCTTAAATGCCGAAGTGATGCGACGAAGGTCGGCCTTGTCATAGGCAATCTCAACCTTGTCGCTCATTTTGTCGCTCCAATATCTCGAAAGCCGTAAGAATCTGTTCCGCCGTCGTCCATTCACTCATTGGAATCTTTGTGGCTATTGCCAGCTCCACAATTATTCGATTGAGGCTTCCGACGGCGTAACTTTTGGGTCAGCTGCTCCGGCCTCAATATCTGCCACACCTTCGCACCAGATTTCATAGCCTTTGATTGGCTTGCCACCGGCTTCGCGTTTCATTGCGTGATAAGCCAAGAAAAGAAGATCCGAGATTCCTAGTTTTTCTTGAACCTGTTGAATCGTGAATCCTGTTTTCTGTTCCCACTTTTGCCACTCTGGAGGAGCCGCCGTGTATGTAGCGGCTTCCCCAGTTTGGTACGTAATTGCGATGTTCAGTTTCATTTTGCTCCCGTTTCTTTTTTGATTAGCTGATTGTTAGAACTGGCGTTGATGCGCAGAGCATTGTCCAGGTGTCAGTCTGAGCATCTGGTGCAGCGCCTCCAGCAGTTGGAGCTACTGGAAATGCAGTACCAGCGAATGACGCGCCGGTTGCAGTTAGTAGAGTGAATGCGAGTGCAGTGTTTGGAGCAGAAGTGAATGCAGTCCACATCGCTTCAAAGAGTGATGATGCAACGCCCCAGTCTGCAAGAAGAGAGATGTTGAGTGTCCATTGATCATCGATGTGCTTGTAAGCCTTGCCATCGAGTGTTTGATAAGTAGTGATGACTGGTGCATTGACGAGAGTGACGGCAGTTGTCTGCGCGTCATAATTTACGGTGGCAAGAGTAAAAACTATGTCGCGACCGGTGACTATTGTTGTTGGCATTTCTTTGTCTCCTTATATTGTCTGTTGTGTGTAGTAAGTGCTGACCGCGAGATCCGCCACTAGTAGATTCGATGCGCCCACCGATTGGATTGTCGGACGTTCAACGTCTCCGACTTCGTATCCTGCTGGCATCGCTGCCATAATGCTAATAATAAGCTGCTCAAGATTGTCTAGTGCTCCGGCCGTGTTGTTGTAGGCAACGGCCGCAGTAACCACAAAGTTAATTTTCACGCGTACCTGCGATTTGCCGATTGTTGTCGTTTCTAAATAGGGCGAATCGGGAACGATTACGCAAGCTGGAGGAATGACTGCCTCTGGAGGCGAACTATAAACGGAAGCAACAACGCCAGAGAGTGCAGTAGCCAAATTGCCTCTGACGTTAGTCGCAATTGTTGTTGGTGTAGGCATCACATAGCCATCGTTGAAACGTCGATGTAATTACCTAATAAACCAATCACACGATTTTGCAGTGATCGACCCATTCGATACGGCGATGGCTGAAAATCCACGCCTTCAATTTGGCCACCTGGTGCGACCACGCTCTGGAAAATCTCAACGCTGACGATGGTGACCGCCTGTTCGACTGCGTCGGTATTTGCATAGAGCGTGGCCGCGTCTGCCCCAGATAGATAAGCTACGCCGCCAGGAATGACTGGACGAAATGTAATGTCTGCATTGGTAATGGCAGAAGTAAAATAAAAATATGGAGCCGGATATGCGAAAGGTAAGTAAGGAAATGGATCATAGTAATTTGATGTGACTGTCTGTGTTCCGTTAAATGTAGCTGGAACGCAACCGGTAACGACAACACTTTGACCAGCGACGAATGTGTTCGGCTTTTGTGTTATGTAATAAGCCACATTGTTTTGAAGATAAACGGCGGCGACTGAGTTCTGATTGGCAGTCAATAGCGGCAGAATTACCTGTTCAGCAGAATCAATAATTCCTTCAAGATAAGCGTCAGAATAAAGGGCGACAGAGACGCCAAGAACCGTCCGAAGGCTTGCTACGGTAATGATTGCTGGCATCTCTGTCTCCTTTATGTGAGCTGCTGGGCTAGATACGGGAGCGCACCTAGCCCATGATTAGTTTGCTTAGGTTAGGTTGAAGCGACGTAGGCCACCTGCAAAGACGGCTTGAGCTGCGATGTAACCATAGAGTGAAATTTCAATCTCGCCTGTTGTTGGCACATTTGTGGCCAATGTTAGAGCTGGAGATTCGAAGATTTCGATTGAACGTGGCTCGATGATAAATGCTGATTCGTCGATTGAAGTTGCAACCATGTTTGGATCTACATAGTAATCAAGTCCAAGAACGTTTCCGCGAATTGATGTTGGAACCGCAGATCCGGCGTTGTTCATAGGATTTCCAGCGTTGTAGATTGGACGTCCTGTTGTATCAGTTGCGCCGAGAAGCGTCGCCCAGATGGAAGTACCTGAAACGAATGACTTAGCAGTGCGCTTTGTTGCAGTATAAGCAGCTGGTGCTTCTGTTGATACGAATGAAATCAATCCAGCTGAATCAGCAGCAGTTGCAGTTGCTTGAGTTCCGCCAGCAGTAATCTGAGCAATTACATAAGCATCAGTCGCCTGAGCATACGCATCGCGAAGATTTGCCAACATGATTTCATAAAAGCTCGGATCTGACCGATCGAGCAATTCTACTGAATAGCGTTGGAAGCCCATTTTTTTGATAACTGTGGCGTTCACATAGCTGGAAGTAATCGCAGTAGTTCCTGTTGGATCTCCGCCTTCTGCCACTGTTGCAGCAGTTGAATTTGCAGTGATTTTAGGAATTGACACTGTCATTCCGTATGTGCTCAATGGACGTGTTCCACCGCATGCGTCAATTACTGGACGGTCTGCGTTTGTGTTTTGTGCAACGTCGCGAACGTATGAAACTGGTGAGAACGCTGGATTTGTTGTGAATGAATCGTCAGCTGCTTTTACATATTGACGAGAATCTTCGTTGCCAAGTCCTGCCTTGATTGTGTGCTCAAGATATGCGCCACCAGTTGTGATTGGTGATCGTGGTGATGTGAAATAGAGCGGACGAGTTGCCTCGGCCTGTACGACTTTGGAAGCCTCAACCGTTTCGGCTGGTGCTTCTGTGACGGTTGGAGTTGTTTCCACTTCGTTTTCTCCTTCGGTAGTTTGTTCTTCTGTTTCCACGACGGATTCAGAATCTTCTGGCTCACTAGCTGCGACCGCCACTTTTGCGCTTCTGATGGCTGGCTCTGTTACTAGAGAGACTTCTTTGAGCGCACTTGCGCTAATTACTAAAACGCCATCGACGTTCTTATACTTTTCAGCTAGAACGCCGACACTAAAGCCGTCGCGTAATCCAGTGAATGCTTCTTCTAAAGCATCAGATCCGGCAGTTGTTTTGCCGATAGAAAATGTTGCATAAATGCCTTCTTCATCTTCGTCGTAGCTCTTCAAGAATCCGATTGGAGATTCACGGCGATGCTCAAGTAATAATTTTGTAGTATCGCTAAAAGTAATTGAGCCAGGCTTAAACATAGTTGAGCCGGCTGATGTAGAGCCCTCTTCATTCCAGGTGACGATGCGGCCAGAGATTTCGCGCTTTGGAAAATCTGTCGCCGTGACCTTGATTGAAAAGTCAAGATTCATCGGAGTTGGCTTCATTTCTTTCATCGGATCATTTCCTCTTCTAGTCGGATTTCATCGGACGTTAAAGCTCCGATGTCGTAGAGAATCTTGTAAACGTCTGCGCGCTCTTTCGCTGATCCACGCAAGTAATCGTCTAAATCGAATTTGACTTCTTGTGATGCTGGAACAAAATCATTAGCCATTCCAGTCATTGAAAGACGCTCTTCAATGGCACACATAATCGGACGAAGTGAGAAGTCCAGCAAAGATTGACGCGCCAAAGTTGCGTTTGTGTACGTCATACTAGATCCGGATTCTGCATCGACGTAGTAAGCCGGAATGCCCGTGACTCTTGCGAGCTCGGTTGAAACGTACGAACGGGCTTGATTGAGCTGCAATTTCTCTGGGTCGAATCCTAAAGTCTGCAATTCAACGTCAGCATTCAAGAATGCAGTTGAACGATTGCGACGTGATTGCCCCCAAGATTCCAGAAGCTTTGCGATGCGATCTGCTGGAAGTGCAGTGCCGTTAGATTTTAAGACCATTGTTGGCACTGGCTCGCGCGCGTACATAGTTGCAGCGCGTTCTAACTCTGCACCAGCTTTGATTGTGCGACCGGCACGATTAAGAATGCCCTCATCTACGCCGTAAAAGACTGCAAGGCTTCCGACGCCTTCGTATGGAACTGGAATTGAATCCACGCAGTAATAATCGATTTCTGTTCCTTGCGCATTAGTTTTAATTGTGACGCGAGTTGGATCAATGCGTTCTGCACTGCGAATGCGATATGTGTCTGCATAGATTTCCAAGATACGCATGTAGCCGTATCCGTATAACAATAAATCTTCTGCAAGCCAGGCATAGGTTGCGAATCCTGGAACGCGTGGATCTGGCTGATTAATTACCTTTGGAGGAGATTCAACGCGAGCGCCATCTGCGCGAGTGCGAACCTTAAGCGGAATCGATGCAACGCTTGACGAAATAATGTTTCGCGCGCGAGCGCACGTTGGAACAGACATAAACTCCACGCGAGATGCAGTGATTCCGGCGACGCCGTAGATATTATAAAGAGAGCTAGTGACATTTACTGGAGCCAGCGATGCTTCGATGTCGGAGGTCGCAGCCGGAGCCGCCGTCGTTACTGTGCGAGAGAATAGACCCATGTGGATAAGTCTAAAGGCTCGCTATACATCTAACCGACCAGAATATCAATCTCCATCTCTGGGCGTGTCGCAAAGTGTGTCGCAAGTGCCGAAGCCACTGCCGCGCACACTGCAACCGAAGAGGCGCGCCGACCTATAATCCAACCGCCATCGCCCATTGGTAATCTCACGGCCGATAATATCTGCTTGGATAATTCTGCCTGTTTTCCGTGGATCAATCTCTTTGAGGTAATTGCACCGAGCAATTCATCGCAACTCTGGCCATAAAGTGCGCCATCGATGTCAATAACGGGAATGCCGGCTGGTGCAAGTCGCGCAGCTACGGCAGAGCTTGTTCTCTTGCTAAAAGCCACATATTCAAGCGGATATTTTCTTGCATAGGGAGCGATGTCATTGGCAATAGCTTTATCGTCTAAGG